TAACCAATACCACTCAAAGACAAGCAGATACTACTACAAATACAATAAATATTACGAATACCACACCACAACCACAATAGAAAGTATAAGTGCTGACAATGTTGATTACACCATAAAAGATAAAGAACTGGTAGAAGAACGCTTAGACTGGATAGAGGACAAGTTAAAAGACTTGTATTGGTTCGATGCTCAAGTATTTAAAGTATATTATTTAGAAAACCATAGTTTAAACAGTATGGCTAAAGCCACTAAGATCAATCGTAACACACTATTCAAAGCAATTAGTAACGTGAAGAAATACTTAATTAATGAAAAGGAAAATGTTTAACGATAAAGAAGAAGAAATAGTAGCCAACGTAATTGTTGGAATAGTAACAATATCAGTATTAACTTTATTAATAATAGCAATATTATGAAAAAAACCAGAGTAATAAGAGCTTTAAAGAATTGTAAAAGCACAGACTTTAAACCCGATAGTGTTCTATCATTTAGAGATGAAAAGGGCAAAGAGTATTTTTTAGCTGAACAGCCACACTATATGAACATTATAACAAACTCTATAAATGTAATGTTAAACAGAACCTTTAATATCTTGGATGATGTTAAACTAAAAAAGAAAATTTTAAAAGGATTAAACAATGACCAAAAGTAAAAGAGAATTATTAAATAAAGATAAAGATTTGTCCACTATATTAGATTATTCTGTAGACATATTATTCCATATAAAAACGATAAAACGCTTTGTAGCAGAAGAAGAAGAATTAGATGAACTTATTTCCGAAGATTTAGAAGAAATTAAAGTTATAAATAGTGAGATATTTGACTTAGCACTTAAAATTAGAAACGAAAATGAAGAAAAATTCAAGTAAAGGTTTGGGCGATACTATCGCTAAAATAACTAAAGCCACAGGAATAGACAAGGTAGCTAAAAAGGTTCTTGGGGATGACTGTGGTTGTGAAGAAAGAAAACAGGCACTGAACAAAATGTTTCCGTATGGAAATGTCAGACAATTCACAGAAGATGAAATGTCAATATATGAATCTGTATTACCAAGAATAGGCAGCACAGTAAAAAGAGAAGACCAAGCAATACTTGTTAAACTATATAATAAAGTATTTAACTCTAATAAGAAACCAAGTAGTTGTGGTAGTTGTGTTCAACAAACAATAGCACAATTGGCTAAGGTATATGTTAATAGTTGTAAAATAGAAGACAATGGATGACCAAATGTTTAGATTCTGCTGTAGATGTGCAAGGGTTAGTTTAATTAGTCCTGATACTGGATGTTATTTCTGCGGTGGTAAATTTGTTTTAGCATCATTAAAAGATGACTTAAAACTTAAAAAGAAAAAACAAGTTGCAGAATCACACTAAAGTATATATGAACTTTTTTGGTTATGACGAAGGTTCGACCATACTATGCGAAATGTGTAATGACGTAGCAGTAGACATACACCATTTAGAAAGACGCAATAAAACCAAGAACGATTATGTGGAAAACCTAATTGCTGTTTGTAGAGATTGTCATATAAAAGCTGAATCAGACAAATGCTTTAATATGTTCGCTAGAATAAAACACTTAGAGAATACCTGTGTTCAAATATATAGTTTAATAGAATTAGAAAAAAGATTAAAAGAATATGAAGATAGAAAGAATAGAGATAAATAAATTAAAACCTGCTACATATAATCCAAGACAGATTAGCAAAAAGCAATATAAGGACTTGGAAGAATCTATAGATAAATTTGGTTTGGTTGATCCGATAATAGTGAACAGGGATATGACTATTATTGGTGGGCATCAGCGTTATAAAATATGGAAAGAAAAAGCAAAGCAAAGCAAGATGGACGATATAACAATACCTTGCGTAGTATTAGAGCTTAACAAAGAAGAAGAAAGAGAATTAAATATAAGGTTAAATAAATCTGGTGGTGAGTGGGATTTCGACTTGCTAAGTAATTTTGAAATAGAAGAACTAAAAGATTGGGGTTTTAAAGAAATAGAACTTGGACTTAATATAGATAAAATAGATATTGAAGAAGAATCTAAAGATGATGATTATGTTATAACTATCACCGAAGACGATATAAGCAAAGCTAACGCATTATATAAAGAATTAAAGGATAGGGGTTTAAATGTAAAAATAAAGTTATAAAACGGAATAAAAACGGACACAATGAATAAATTTCCAAATGAAGCAACACGATTCAGTTCTACTAATCAACCAAAGAAGAATGGACGACCAAAAGGTAGAAGAAATGTAGCTACTGTATTGAAAGAATTACTATCAACACAAGATACTAATATGGGTGGTGAAGGTGACTTCGGTTCGCCAATAGCTAAGATGTTAATACAAATAGCGTTCCATAAGGACTCAAACAACAATGAAAAGTTAAAAGCAATAAAAGAAATCTTAGACAGGATAGAAGGAATGCCTGACCAGAATGTTAATGTAACTGCAACCCCTCCATCTTGGATCAATGAAGAAGATGAAACAAGCTAAACCATATTATGATGTAAAGAACTCAAGCAAAAGGATTTGTGTTTTACAGGGTGGAACAAGAAGCGGTAAGACATATTCAATTCTACTTGCGTTGATTGAGTTTGCTTATAAGAACAAAGGCAAGAATCTATATATCACAATAGCACGTAAAACATTCCCTGCGTTAAGAGGAACAGCAATGCGTGACTTCTTTGAAATACTAAAGAAAGAGAATCTATATGACGAAAGACTACATAACAAGTCAAGTGCATTATACCACCTCTACGGAAATGTTATTGAGTTCATTAGTGTAGACCAGCCACAAAGGGTGAGAGGTAGAAAGAGAGATGTATTATTCTTGAATGAATGTAATGAGTTTGGCTTTGAAGAATATACACAACTTGCACTAAGAACAACATACAAGATAATAATAGACTTTAATCCATCTGACGAATACCATTGGCTATATACACAGATCATAGATTCTGACAGAGATGATGTAGACTTCCACATATCTACATATAAAGATAATCCATTCTTAGATGAAGAAACAGTTAAGGAGATTGAAAGACTAAAAGAAGTGGATGAAAACTTATGGCGGGTTTTTGGTGAAGGGCAGCGTGGGGTCGCCACAGAAACCATTTTCCCGTCATTTAACATAATAGACACTATTCCAGATAATGCAAAAGAAATAGCATTAGGATTAGACTTCGGATTCTCTGCTGACCCAACATCATTAGTGAAAGTATATAAGCACGATTTAGATTTATATGTTGATGAACTAATTTATGAGAAAGGATTAACCAATCAAGATATTGCACATAGAATCAAGGATTTAGGAATTGACAGAAGCATAGAGATTTATGCAGATAGTGCAGAACCTAAATCAATAGAAGAGATATTCAGAATGGGTGGTATTAATATCAAACCTGCTAAGAAAGGTGCTGATTCTATTCGTATTGGAATAGACGTTCTGAAAAGACATAAGCTGAATATAACTAAGCGAAGCATTAATGCAATTAAAGAATTTAGAAACTATAAGTGGATTAAAAACAAGAATAACGAAATAACAAACAAACCAATAGATGCTTTTAATCACGCAGTTGATGCAGTTAGATATGTTGCATTAAATAAGCTGATGGTGTCTTATTCTGGGAAGTATTATATATCGTAAAGACAAATAATAACAATTTATATTTATTAGTAATGAAAGAGGTTAAATTAACAATACCCGATAAGTGGTCTGACATAACAATAGAAACTTATCAAAAATATGTAGAAATACAGGAAGGCAAAGGAAGTGAGAAAAACAAGGTTATAAAGAGTTTAGCGTTATTATGTAACACTACACCCTTTGTTGTAAAGAAGATGGCTTACAAAGACTTATTAGAGATAATGGGGATAATTAAAACAATGATAGACACAGAACCAGACAAAGAAGAATTTAGAAAGACGTTTATGTTTAAAAAAGAAGAATATGGTTTTGTTCCTAACCTTTCAGGGATTAGCACAGGAGAGTATATTGATCTTGAAAACTATTGTAAAAGTCCTATTGAGAACTTACATATTATAATGAGTATATTATATCGGAAGGTTACATTTAAAAGGAATGAAAGATATACTATCGAAAGCTACAATCCTGACGAGTTCAAAGAAGAAATCTTCAAAGACTGTCCAATGGATATAGCACTTTCTAGCTTAGGTTTTTTTTTGACTTTAGGAGAAAGATT